AAGAACCAGTAGATCCTGTATGTAACCCTAGCACTAGAAAAATATATGTTGTATACTGCCAAGGAGGCTTAGTTAAAAGAGTTGCTCCAAGTGATTTATACTATGATGGAAATCAACCTTCTTTAACGCAAAAAGCATTAGATGATTACTTAAGAACTTATCGAGGTTTATCTGGATTTAATTATAAATTTGATTCTTACCCACCTGATCCTGTTTGTGAATCCCCAGGGGGCGGGGAGGAAGAAAATGGTAATTCAATTTATTCAGAAGATGGTACTCTAAGAGTTCAAGTTCAATTTGTGGAAAATGGCCGTATAATAAACGCCAGTGCTTTTAGCACTCCTGTAGTAACAGTATCAAATGATAAAACAAGAGTTTCAGTGCCTTCATTTGAGGATGTAACTTTATCCCAACTAGGCCCCTCAGCATCTTCTTACACTTACGAAATAGCAAATACTGCTTACTTTAGTAAATCTACATCGGTAAACACTCTAACTTTCAGTCCTATTGCAGGTTGGGATACTCCGAGTCAATTTACTTTTACTTTGAATAGACCGGAGGACAACGTACCTCCTGGAAGGAGAGTGTTCGGAAACTATTTAAGAGTTACTTATACTAGATCTACAGGAGTACCTACGGGACCAACCGGCCCAACTGGTCCAACTGGCCCAAGTCCAAGTCCAAGTCCCGGCCCTGGTCCAAGTCCAAGTCCCGGCCCTAGTCCAAGTCCCGGACCTACTCCCCCTCCCCCTCCTCCTACAACTACTACTACTACTACTACGACTAGATTTGTACCTAGGGCATCATGGTTAAAGCAAATAAATCCAATAGATAACAGAAAGTATGTATTTGACATAACAGAGGGTTTATTTTCTAATAATGTAAGAAATTTAGTTACTTTCTTTACCGGTAGTACTTCTGAGAATTATAGTAGATATTATACACATGTATATGATGAAAATCCAAAAACATCTTTAACATCTTCTATTCAATTTAGTATAGCCTATGGTCATAGCGGAGGTTCTGGATCTTTAGACGAAGGAAATAAAATTAATATAACTCCTACTAGAGCTATTTATAGTCAGTATAGAAATCTAGTTTTAGGTAGAGCTGATGTTAAATTTAATCTTGCAGGAAAAGAAACCGATAGTATATATGTTATAAATTATCAGTCAGATAGATTAAAAGATAGGTTAGATGCAGGTGTTTTAGAACTAAATATTGCACATCTATCCGGATCTAGATTCTTGGCAGGAGGAGGAACTAGAGCTACACACACTGGCTCAAATGTAAAACTAGCGGGTACTAACAGAGTTCTCAGATTAATTGATGATTCTAAAACAAACATAAATCCTGATTATACTGATGTAGGATATTCCTATAATATAGTTTCAGGAACTTTAGAAACAGGAGTTTATAATGAATCTAAACCTCATTATTACGGTAAATTAATTCCATCTCTAGGCATAGTTCTTTTAGATGGTGACAAATTAGACCTCTCTGCATCTTTTGCAACTTCTAATGCTTCGGAAATAGAAGGATACAATGCTATTAAGTTGTATAAATCATTTTCAGGATCTGCATTAATACAGGATATTAGTGGAGATTATCTAGGAATGAAAGCTAGAAGAATAATCAGAGAGTATAACGATTACTATTTTATCCGAATTAATAACAGAGAATTTAATTTTACAAATAATAACAGTTACTTTATTTACAATAAGAAAGAGGATTCTAGAAGACCGGGAGACTTATCTATGCCATTAGATCCCAATTCACCAGCAGGTATGGAACTTGCCAAAAGACTTACAGAAACTAATGGAGAAATTTATGAGAATTTTGTAAATAACCCTCAAGTTTATATCACTACAGTAGGTCTTTATAATGCCCAAAGAGAACTTGTTGCCGTGGGTAAGCTAGCTAAACCCATACTAAAAAACTTTACAGAAGAATCTATATTTACTGTAAAACTCAAGTATTAATATGAGTACATTTGCGCCAATAAGAGGTGAGGATTTTAATATTGCGCCGTTTGAAGTAAACAAGGAATATTATATCCTCACCGGAAGTTATTTAAATCAAGGTTATAAAGTACAACAAGGACTTTATTATAATGGGCCTATTCACATAAGTTCATCAAAAGACGTAACATACCCAAAAAATGCAGATGGGTCTTATAAGTATATTGTTTATAATTCACTAAACCACTTGTATTATAAGAGAGGTTTTGCATGGGCTAATTCTTTAGAGGGATGGGACAGAAATAGAACTACTAAGAATTTATTTTTAACAGCTAGTTTACTTTCTATTCCTTCTTTAAATTACGGAGACAAGATTAAAGAAACCACATTATATTTAAAAGGACTAAACAACAATGTACTTTTAGTAGACGATGGACACAATAACTTATATGACAAGAATATAAATACAAGTTCTTTCCTAAATACAGATAATTTATGTGGATATTGGGGATTCCAGGATGCGCATAAAGCTTATAGATACGGCAGAGGAGGAAAAAAGACTTTGTTTATAAGATACGAAAGCGAAGTAATTGAACCACAAGAAAAATCAAAGTCATACCAAGTAGCCTATTCAAGTGGTATTCCTATTAACGGAACTAGAACAGGATTAGCTGCGGAATTTTATGGGGATGGTTATATTCACACTAAAAACTTTGATACCGTCAGTTTTGAATCAGCAGACAATTTCACCATAAGTTTTTGGTTAAAAGCTCCAGTATCTCAAAGTGTAATAACTAGTAACAAGAATACTATAATTGATAAAAAATCCATATTATACAGAGAGGAATTTGGCAGATTAAAAAGAGTAAATAAAGGGAATCTAGTAGTAACAGATGTTTTTTCATCTTCTTCCTTTAAATACTACCCAGTGGATTACTACCCTTATGAGTTTTCGGTACATAATCACACTCATCCACAGCCAGGAAAATTGTCTTTCAGTAGATCAGATGGCTTTTCAACATTGCAATTAACATCTTCTAATTCAGTTTTAGATAATAATTTTCATCATGTATGCTTAGTTAAAACAGGATCAAGTATTCAATTATATGTTGATGGAGCATTAAATTCATCGAGAGCAGATGTCAAAGATGAAACTGTCAATGTAAGTGATATCATGATAGGAGCATCTTCTTTTGATGGAAGAAATGGATATACAGGACTTATTGATGAATTAAGATTTTATAATAAAGCAGCAACATCTCAAAATGTAGCAAGTCTTTACAATACATCTTCTATCTCATGTTACCAGACAAGTAGAGTAGGAAACGTATTTTATAGAACAGGTAACTTAGTAATTACAAGTGTAGATAAAAAATATCATGAAATTTTATCTAATAATTGGTTGTTATATTATAAAAATAGCTTAACTTTGTATGAGTTTGAGATGTTATGTAGAATTAAGAGGGGTGATTTTAATCTCACATTGAACCCTTCCTCTACTAAAACTGTTAAGAGTGCAGAGTATTTAGATGATTTCACAGGTTCTTTATCTCCTTATATAACTACCATCGGCTTGTATAACAAATCTAACGAACTAATTGCAGTAGGTAAAATGGGACAAGCGATAAAGAAAAGAGATGATGTAGATTTAAATGTTATTGTAAAATTTGATTATTAACATGGCGGGATTTTTTAACAATTCATTTAAGACTAGACTAGCACAGAAAGAAGGTTATAGATCTAATTTCGAGAAGTCAATTGCTTTACAAATCTCAGGATCTTTGGGAATAAATCCTAAAGACTTATATGAGAAAAAAGTTATTAAGTATATAAAACCGGAAACTTCTAGAACCTATTTAGCAGATTTTGAGTTACCTAATAATATTATCATAGAAGCTAAAGGAAGATGGACTTTAGAAGAACGAAAAAAGATGATGGACATTATTTCATGTAACCCTCATTTAGACATTAGGATTGTATTCCAGGATCCTCATGTTAGAATTTCAAAAGGAGCTAAGACTACTTACGCCGAGTGGTGCAATAAACACAATATAAAATGGGCGGCTTATTCGATACCTAAGCAATGGTTTGAAGAAAAAAAATAACTAAATATGCGTTTTAGATTATTATCGGTTTTAGAGGAAGTGCTAGGTTCTTCGGAATCAGCGGGT